GGACCGAGCAGTATGACTTTTCGGACTTCGGTATACCGAATAACGCAGGGGCTGGCAAGAACGGCGACATTGTGGCGCTTTCACAGGCTAATGCAGCTACTCCCATAGCTGTGGGTGATACATACACATTCCTACTTACGGTTTCTAAAAGCTATGCCAGCGTCTAAAGACTCTAGGCTTGCTAGGATAGGAGTATCTGGGTACAACAAACCTAAGCGTACACCTAACCACCCTAAGAAGAGCCATGTGGTTGTGGCGAAGTGCGCGGATGGGTCTATTAAGACCATACGTTTTGGGGAGCAAGGCGCAAGTACAGCAGGCAAACCCAAGGCGGGAGAGTCAGCTAAGATGAAGGCAAAACGAAAATCTTTTAAAGCTAGGCATGGTAAGAATATAGCTAAAGGTAGATGTTCTGCGGCTTATTGGGCTAACAAGGTAAAATGGTAATGCCTAGTAAAACAAAGAAACAAGCTAAGTTTATGGCAGCAGTAGCTAATAACCCTAAGTTTGCCAAAAAAGCAGGGGTTCCCCAAAGTGTGGGGAAAGATTTTGCTAAAGCAGATAAAGGAAAAACTTTTAAGGAGGGCGGAATGCCTAGTTATTTTGAGAGTACTAAAGGTAAACCCGGTAAAGCGGTAAAGAAGTACAACAAGGGTGGCAGACTGAAAAGCCTGCGCAACGAAGTGGAAGAGTCTCGAAGAGTGGCTGACACACGCCCTAAAGATGCTAAAGAGCGCAAGGATAAATCTGAAGAGTTGAGCAGGATAAACCGAGAAGAAAAGCGCGACATGAAAATGGGCGGTAAAGTTGAGTATAAGTCGGGCGGTATGACGCAAGGGTATAACGCTCGTTTAGATGACTCTATGGGTGCTAGAAATGGCGCGAAATCTCAAGGCATGGCTGCGCGTCGTAATGAAAGTAAAGGCATGGAAAAAGCTATGGGCAAAGGCGCGTATTCTGGCTCTTCTACCATGATGGCTTCCGGCGGCAAGGTAAAGAAAGGAAGACGGGGTGACGGCCCAATTTTGCAGCGTGGATTTACACGCGGCGGTACGGTTTAAAATATTAATATATAAGGAGAAATACTATGGAAACTGGACTATGGGGTGTACCCACAGCAGAAGAAGCAGCAGCGGCAGCAGCTAAGAAAGCGGCGGCGGCTAAGAAAAAAGCAGCTAAGTAGTGCTGAAGTGTCGGGGCATGGGTAAGATGAAACCCATTACTTTTAAGGAGGGCGGTACAACCAAAGATGATTGTTACCGCAAAGTAAAGGCATCGTATAAAGTCTTTCCTTCTGCCTATGCCTCCGGTGCTATTGCTAAGTGCAGAAAGAAGAACGCTCGTGGCAGTTCGTAAAACTGCCAAGGGTGCGGCACTCAAGCGTTGGTTTAAAGAAGACTGGAAAGATGTCAAAACAGGCAAGGCTTGCGGGCGTAAAAATGGCGATAAGCGGGGAACGCCTTATTGTAGGCCGACAAAGCGAGTTACTAGCAAAACGCCTAAAACATCTTCTGAAATGACGGCTACAGAAAAAAAGTCTCGTATAGCGCAAAAGAAACGCTTGGGGCAACCGGCTGGAAAACCTAGGCGAGTGGCCGCGCTTAAAAGGAAGAAGAAATAATGACTACTTCAGGCGTTGCTACATTCAACATGGACTTCACGGAAATTGCCGAGGAAGCGTTTGAACGTGCCGGAAGAGAACTTCATTCAGGGTATGATTTAAAGACTGCTAGGCGGTCTATGAATCTGCTCACCATTGAGTGGGCTAACCGTGGGATTAACATGTGGACTATTGACGAAGGTTTTATAAACCTAATTCAAGGTACATCCACGTATGACTTACCCGCTGCTACGATTGACTTGATAGAGCAAGTTATAAGGACGGGCGCGGGTAGTACTACTTTACAGTCTGATCTAAACCTTTCTAGGATTAGTGTTTCCACGTACTCTTCGGTACCTAATAAGCTTACTCAAGGCCGTCCCATACAAGTTTGGGTAGATCGGCTTAGGGATAACCCAACTGTAACGCTTTGGCCTGTACCAGATAGAGGCACAGCCGCAGCTCCTTACTACATACTACGGTACTGGAGACTACGGCGAATAGAGAACGCTGGAGCAGGCGTAGAAACATCAGATATGAACTTTAGATTTTTTCCGGCTTTGGTGTCTGGGCTAGCTTATTACATTGCTACTAAAATCCCAGAGTTAATGCCTCGTATTGACATGCTGAAGCTTCAATACGAAGAGCAGTACGCTTTAGCAGCGGGAGAAGATAGAGAGAAAGCTGCGATCAGCTTGGTTCCGCGTATATACGGGATTAGCTAGCGATGAGTGAACGGTACGCATCAGGGCGTAACGCCCTTGCGGAATGTGACGTATGCGGGTTTCAGTACAGGCTACGGGAGTTACAGCCCCTAGTAGTGAAAGCGGTAATTACCGCTATTAAAGCTTGCCCTGAATGCTGGAATCCTGACCAACCGCAGTTAATGTTAGGGGTGTTTCCGGTATCTGACCCACAAGCAATACGTAATCCAAGACCAGACTTTACGGGATATCCTCAAAGTCGGGCACGAATACAGCCAGTTGACCCGCTTTTTGCTTTTGGGCATATTGGGACTGTCACTATAGTAATTACTTAGGAGTAGGTAATGGATAAGATTAAAGTAAAGAAGTGGCCCGGTATTAGAAAATATAGTCCCGGCACTACGGTAAACTCCCCAGCACAATCTTCTGGCACTGTTAAAACCAGTGGCATAAAGATACGCGGAGTAGGCGCTGCTACCAAGGGTATCATTGCCCGTGGGCCGATGGCGTAAGGGGTAGTAGGTGAACTACACAGAGCTTAAAGCCAATATACAAGACATCTGTGAACAGACGTTTACGGCAGATCAGCTTGCTATGTTTACGAAACAGGCAGAGCAACTTATCCTCACTACTGTGGATTTGCCTGTTATGCGTAAAAACCAGACTGGTACCACCACCCTTAACAACAAGTATCTTACGATGCCGAGCAACATGCTGTACGTGTACTCGTTGGCAGTTATAGACGCAAGTAATGAATACCATTACTTAATAAACAAAGACGTTAGCTTTATACGGGAGGCCTACCCAATAGCAGCAACAGCTGCATTGCCAGTTCACTACGCTATTTTTGGAGATGGTACATTCATACTAGGGCCAACACCAAACGCAATTTATGCCTCAGAGATTCATTTTGCTACGTATCCAGCGTCTATAGTTACAGCAGGTACTTCGTATCTGGGTACAGAGTTTGATTCCGCGTTGCTTAACGGCGCTTTAGTACAGGCTATCCGGTTCCAGAAAGGGGAAGGCGACATGGTTACGATGTACCAAAAAATGTACATTGATGCTATAGCGCTTTTGAAAAATATGGGTGCAGGTCATCTTGAAACAGATACGTACCGCAGCGGTGTAGTTAGAATACCCCCACAATAAAGGATAACTTATGCTAAGCACAGTAGGTGGAGTACAATTAGGAATAGTAACAACTTCAGCAGTTTCAGGGCGCGGATTTACCCCCGAAGAGCTGGCTGAACATGCAATAAACGAGATCATCTCCATTGGGGATAACTCGCACCCTGTCATACAGGCGCAAGCAGAAGCATTTAGAGACGACATCAGAGCCGTAATGATTAACTATTTACGTCAGGCTGTGGCTTCAAATAACACAACATTAATTAATCGTTTTCGGGATGCTGGGCATCCAGAATTAGTGAAACTACTAGAGGTCTAATATGGCACTTTCAATCACAACAGCAATGCCCACATCGTTCAAAGTCGAGTTGATGAAGGGTTTACATAATTTTACTGGGGCGAGTAATCGTTTCAAGATGGCACTTTTTAAAGCTACCGCTTCAGGCAGTGGCACATTTGGTGCAGCGACTACCAACTATTCCCAGATGGGTAGTGACGAGTTGCCCTCAGCGACAGGATATACACAGCAAGGCAAGTTCCTTACTTCTGTTACACCTACAGCCGACGGTACAACTGCGATTACTAACTTTAGTGCGGTAACGTGGACTTCTTCTAGTTTCACGACATCGGGCGCTTTGATTTACGACACAGGCGATTCTAACTCTGCTTGTGCTGTGCTAAGTTTTGGCGGCGATCAGACCGTAAGCTCCGGTGATTTCCAAATACAATTTCCGTCAGCAGCGGCAGCGACGGCTATTATCCGCATTGCTTAAGTAGGGAAGTGCTATGAGCGGATGGGGCCAACGTCCTTGGGGGTTCAACAGATGGGGTGGAGAAGCCGCTAAAGTTGTACACCTAGGCGCAACATGGGGCGCTCGGGGATGGGGCGCAGACGGCTGGGGTGCTAATGGTGTCTCTGTTGTAGCTACTGGAGCAGTGGGTTCTGTAACGCTCCTTTATGGGGATGTTACCGTCCCTACAGGAGTAGCTGGAACAGGAGCCATAGGCACTGTAATCCTTTCCTATACAGGACTGGTTACTCCTACCGGGGTAGCTGGAACGGGAGAAATTGGCACAGTTGGGGTTGTTGCAAGTTTTGATCTAACCGGAGTATCAGGCACAGGTGCAATAGGAGACTTCACGGTCGGGGTAAATGAGTTTATTATCCCAACAGGAGTTAGTGCTACAGGCGCAATAGGTGCAGTTACTTTTAGTTTAGGCACTGTAATTATCCCAACAGGAGTAGCGGCAACAGGAGCAGTAGGAACTGTAACCCCAGCATACGCTAGAAACGTAGCAGTGACCGGAGTAGCGGGTACTGGCTCAGTAGGAACGGTCACATCAATAGTAGCTGTTAAGGTGACTGGAGTTCCAGCCGCTCAGGGCGCAGTAGGTAACGTAACAAGTACAAGTAGTGCGAATATTACTCCTATAGGGGTTGTTGGAACAGGTGCAGTAGGGACCATCATACGCGGTGGTTGGACTAATATAGATGTATCGCAGAATCCGAACTGGGTAGACATAGACACAGCAGCATAGGAATAAATTATGGCAACTTTTGTAAATAATCTAAGATTAAAAGAAATTACCACCGGTGATGAGGATGGCACTTGGGGGACCAGTACCAACACTAACCTTGAGCTGATTACTGATGGTTTTAGCTATGGTACTAAGCAGATGTCTGCTGATGCTAATGAAACCTTCACTATGCCTGACGCTACGGCAGACGCTACTCGTGGGTTTTATTTAAAGATTACCTCAGCAGCTTCTCTCACGGGCACTCGCGTGGTAACGCTTGGGCCTAACACTGTATCTAAAGTGTGGTTGATCGAGAACGCTACTACAGGCAGTCAAATCATCACGATCAAGCAAGGTTCGGGCGGTTCGGTTAATATTGCCAATGGCTCTAAGGTTATGGTTATCACAGATGGTGCAGGAACTGGAGCTGCGGTCTTTAACGCTAATCCAACAGAGTCTGGATCAGGTACGGTTACTTCTGTTCAGGTGGCAGGAGGATCAACAGGTCTTACTTACAGCGGAGGACCAATTACGGGGTCTGGGACAATTACTACTGCTGGAACTTTAGCTGTTGCTAACGGCGGCACAGGAGCAACGGCGCTAACGGCGAACAATGTTGTTCTAGGAAACGGCGCAAACGCCGTACAGGTTGTTGCACCAAGCACTTCAGGTAACGTACTCACATCAAACGGCACTACGTGGCAGTCAACCACTCCTGCCGCAAGCGGTATATCAGCAGGTCTAAGCATCGCGCTTGCGATGGTCATGGGATTCTAGGAGAAACATAATGTCAAACCCCAATATAGTAGCAGTAACCAGTATTTTAGGAAAAGCGGACGAACTTATCCCGGCTAATAATACATCCAATGTATTGTTGGCAAATGCCACTGGCAGTAACACGGTGTTAAAGATTAACCAGATTGTGGCGGCTAATATCGATGGCTCTACCGCAGTAAATACTACTGTGGGAATTAATTCCACAGCGGCAGGTGGAGGTACTAACTTCCCTATCGTGTCTACGGTAAGTGTTCCCCCTGATGCGTCTTTAATAGTCGTAGACAAGACTACTGCGATTTACCTTGAAGAAAACAAGTCCATTACAGTTCAGAGCGGCACAGCCAGTAAAATTGCTTATACAATCAGCTATGAAATAATAGCCAGCTAGTAAGGAACATACGATGCCTATTGGTAGCGATAAAGGTAATTTTATAAAGCCG